CTCAGGGGCACCTGGAACATCAGCGATGGTGTTTCGCAAAGCCGTAGTCGCAGTTGCAGTAGAGGCTTCGCGCCTCAACTACATTTCATATGGAAAGGATTGTTTATGTCACCACAACACGGACGGATTCGAACCAGGGAGAATAGAGTTCCATTTCAGGATCATCTCGATCCAGATGGTAAAATTACCCTCGGAAGCTTTAGAGATAAGGCAACCGGGAGTATTAACTTCGTTCCCTGGGAGAGCTGGACTTTAGCGCCGCTGTATAATACTCAGCGGTACCAGCCTGAGTCTCTTTTAGCATCTTGCGAGACGACTCTGGACGAAATTCACCCAGGGCCGCCTTACAAGGTCGGCGGAGACTTTAGATCCATCAAATTCGTGCTTTCACCCCTCCCTTCGGATGGGGTTTTCGGAAAAGGAATCTACCACAACGTGTCAAATACACGTCGGTATGAGGGGGGCTTTTTGCCTCCTCAATTATCGTCATTCTTTGGGACATGGTCTCAATCCTTTGATAGCATTATTGCTACTCAGATGGGTTCCCATGCCTACGGAGACGACTGGTTCCTACCGATTGATGACTGGGGGTACAAAGGTTGGAAAGCAACCAAACCAAAGCTCGAAAGAGCAGGAGCTTATGTCTTTTTGCGTGAAGCTAAGGACATACCTCGCATGATTGTAACGACGAAAAATCTCGCAAGAGATTTCAAGGATTCCTGGGAAGGGATCCAAGGTAAACTCTCTAAGGCCACTGGCCGAAAAGGGTTATATCGTACGAACAATAATGGTTGGGAACAGCAGCCCAAGAGGGCTTCTGACCAGTTCCTGAACGAGCAGTTCGGATGGGCGCCGTTTCTAAATGATTTACTAAGTTTCGACAAAGTATATCAAAACGGAGCGCAATATATCGCCAAATTGGTCGATAGAAATGATCGCTTCGTGAGACGACGTGTACCCCTTGCTGACTGGACGGATGTTTCCAAGGTTCGCGAAGGGACTTTCGCGGGCAATCCCACTGATGGGTATGCCCTACCGATTTTCCCTGTAACGTTCCCTGGGGACTTCTTTGTAGCACCTCCTACCTACTTAGTCGAAGACGAGGTTCATCACCAAGTCAAGGCTGTTGGGAAGTTCAAGTTCTACAATCCAGCGTTTAACGTAAGCTTTGTCAAAGACGGTTCACCCTTGTGGGCCACCGTGATGAGGTATTTAACGATTTACGGTTTGAGACCGAGCCCGTCAAACATTTACAAAGCAATTCCTTGGACCTGGTTGATCGATTGGTTCGTTGATGCGAGTCGATATATTGACGCCATCAGCGATTCTTTAGTAGACCAGGTCGTTTGTGAGTACTATTACGTCACCTACCACCGAACGTGGAAACGCAGCTATTATGTTGCGCTACCATTTAACGATGGAACGGTTAATCTCCAGTTTTCACTTAATGTGGAGACTAAGGAACGTAAAGGTGCCACAAGTCCATATGACTTTGCTCTTGGGTGGAATGTATTATCTCCACGCCAATTAGCGATTCTGGCGGCTTTGAAGATCTCACGTACGTGACAGGTCTTTACCCATCAGAGTCTATCTCGTCGGTCGGTGTAAGTGCAGTCACCTTTGGAAAAGTGGCTGTTCCGGCTGGCATTACTCCATTGTTGATTTTGGAGGTCAACCACCTTGTTTTCCGATCCACAAACCATTACCATCAATTCTGTTGCTAAAGTATTGGCGAGAGTTGAGACGAATGGACGTCAGTCCATTTATCAAAATTCAGACCAAACTTACACTCTAACGATTTCACATCGTTTCACAAAGTCCAAAGGGCGGGAGCGAGTTAGCTCCGTAGCTCGATTGGACCAGCGAGCTCTGGTTACGGACCCGGTGACAAGCGTCACCGATTACGATACCATGAGTGAGTGGCATGTCTTTGAGAGGCCAGTTTATGGCTTCACAGTCACGCAAATGCAACAGCAGGCGGCCGGCTTTTTCAGCTTCCTGGATGCTACTGTCATCGCGAAGATTTTTGGTGGTGAGTCTTAATTGACTTACCATCTCGTTTGGTCAGTCTTGGAGACCTCAAGCTCTTAGTTGAGCAAAGGGTAGGGGTTCGATTCCCCGCTGACCTTAGTCTAACTCCATGGGGTTATCCCCAGAAAGGAAGACATTATGTCTTATGAGAGAGACCCACCGCATATGCCCGATACTACTGGGCAAGCTGTGGGCGTTGAATCCGTAAAACCGATTCATCCTTCTCTTCTGTCAGAGGCACTTTCGGAGGCTGTTTTGCTCTTAATTGAGTATAGCAACATCCCGGTGCACAATGATAGTGACATTGAACGATACGATCGAGCTAGAGAGCTCATTAATCGTTTGATTCGCTTTAGACGTAGTCTGTAACAAACAGGTTATGGTTATCTAAGACCGCAGGGTCCTAGGGAGACAGGCGTGGCTTGAAGTTTACCCCCAATTAAGGAGGAGACTTGAAAAGCAACGCAAGTGATTTCCTTGATCTGGCGACACAAATCTATAGAGACGCGTGCGCCAAATGTACCGCTGATGTTTCTGATAACCGTGACCTAATAACCATAAGGTCACGCGTCGAACATGAGGGCTTGTCGTTTTTGACGATTAGCCTTCCCCAATTCGCCAAGGACTTCGAAAGAAGTCTAGCGGTTGGGAAGATTGACTCAAATCTCTTCCAGGGCTTTAGAAGCTCTGGACCGAGACGAGCAATCCCTGCGTTTTTGCAAGGTATGCTCAGTCAAATGTTCGACTCTGAAACAGGAGAGTTAAAGTATGAAACCCCCGATCATTCCACCCTTGTTGAGTGCGTTCGGCAGATATGCCTTACGTTCAAGAAGGTTGAGATCGAATGCAGCCCCAAAAGGGTTGCGTCCGCAATCGAAGGATTCGTTCAAATTGAGCGTGTTCTTGAGTCGTTTTCAGTCACCGAAGAGGCTGCTTGGAAGTTTTCTCAAGTTGTCTCTATGTTGTGGGATGGTATGTTTAGCGATTTTCAGCTGGACACACTTTTCCTTCGACATGGTCCCGGTGCCACTGCCGAAAGAGTTTCTGGTAATCAGAAGTTTGATTGGCGGAATTGGCATGATCGTCTCGAGCCTTACTTCCATCTCGTCGGGTCTGCTTTCCCTTTGGGGATTGTGGAATCCGATGAAGACTTTGACACAGGCCTCACGGTCTGCGTTGAAGAGGCGCTCGAAATGGTTTCGATCATACCAGAATCGGAGGAACAACCTGTTAGAGTTGTCACGGTTCCGAAGACACTTAAGGCCCCACGAATAATCGCGATTGAGCCTAGTTGCGTGCAATTTGCGCAGCAAGGAGTTCGAGACTATCTATATGAGAAGCTCGAACGAAAATGGCCAACGTCAGGACGCGTTAATTTTTCGCGCCAGGATATTAACCAGCGATTGGCGATTAAAGCTTCGCGCACAGGTCGATTAGCAACGATTGACCTCTCTGATGCGAGTGACCGAGTTCCTTGGTCGCTTGCAATGGAGATGTTTCGTAGCAACCCCATCTTGAGGGATGCTATAAATGCATGTCGTTCGAAGTTTGCGCAGCTGCCCGACGGACGTGTAATTGGTCCGTTAGGTAAGTTCGCATCTATGGGTAGCGCCCTCTGTTTTCCCATTGAGGCCATGTACTTCTACACGATATGTGTAGCGGCCTTGATGGAAGATAGAGAACTCTCCTACACTTTCCGTAATGTCCAAAGAATGGCCCGGAAGGTGTACGTGTACGGAGACGATTTAGTTGTCCCACGCACGAATGCGGTAGCTGTATCTGCTCATCTGCAGGAGTACAACTGTAAGGTGAATGTCTCCAAGAGCTTCTATGAAGGAAACTTCCGGGAGTCCTGTGGAGTAGACGCGTACTTGGGTAGGGAGGTAACTCCTACCTATCTAAGACAAGTGCGTCCAAGGTA